GCGCTTGGTCCTCAGATTCAGGTTCCTCGGTTTCCTCATGCTCTTCGTACACCACTCTCTCAGTGGCTTCCATGTCTTCGACGGACATATAGCCCCCTTCCCAACTACGAGTTAGATGTACGCTGCCTTGTCGTGCATTCCGTGCAGCTTGAGGAACTTTCTCCGGTGACCAGGACCAGTGAAGACTGGCTCCCCGCTACCGTTGAACTTCGTTGGCACTCCGTTGTCTTTGCAGAATTTTTCGGCCTCGGGAACCTGCGCCGGGTCAACCGACGCCCCGATAGACGAAAGCGGCCAGTTGCCAGGGTGAGACGGCGTGCCCTTAAACGTCGCTTCCCAGTCGAATTGTGCTTTTTCACCTGAGTCAAGGGTGATAATCCCGTTCTCGTCCTCTATTTTCTGTTTCTCCTCGTATGACATATATACATCAACGAGTTCACCTTTGTCAAGTGTTTTATACACGTAATGCAAATTTATCAACTCCCTCCGGCATTTGCCATTGCGCTTTGTGAGGGCTGTGCTGCGCCCATCAGCGCCAGATTCATGGCCTGGTCCTTACCCGGCCTGGTAGTCTGTGACCTGTTGTTTCTGGTGTATATCCTCTCGGTAACAGGCGGCTTGCCCGTCTCCGTCTGGCTGTTCTGCATGTTCTCCAGAACCTGCTGGTCCGCATCAACCACGATGTCATTCAGCTCGGGTATGTGGCCAAGGCGTTCTATGTGGTGCAGGAACTTCACAGGGTCTACCGTCTTACCGTGCGCAAGCAGCGTCTGCTGCATGGGAGCGATGATACCAGTGAAGGTCTCCATAAGTTTCTTGAGCCGCGTCGCCGGGGTGTCCCTCTGCATCGAGTAAGGATCAATCTCCAACGATGTATTGTAGAAATCATCCTCTGACAGGTCGTCAGAAGTCAGCGATGCCTGTACCTCCAGCGGTTCGCCCATGAACGTTAGGTTCGGTATCTGGTACACAAGATCCACGTCCAGCAGAGGGTTGCGCCATTCCCACCAACCCATATCTCGCACAACCTGCTCCGTGAAGTTTACCATAGCTTCCTGCATCTTGAGCATCCGCAACGACGCTGACGCTGCAAGAATCTGGTCCTGCCCCAGGGTAGGTGCCTGTGGCGCCAGCCCACCGAGCATGTCCCAGTTACCGCCAACATACGTCAGCAACTCCCTCATGATGTTAGAATACAGGATGTTGTTATTGTTCACTCCACCGAAGGATAATACCTGCGTCAGCCGAGGATCACCGTCGGTCGTCACCACATCCATGTTATCCGCATCCCGGATGGCCTCTGCATCCTGCTCATAGGCTTTTTGCGTAAGCAATACGTCCTTCTGAGCTATGCCCTGCTCGGCCATCTTGCCGTGCATCTCGTTAATGATACGGTTCATCGAGTACCAGATAGCCGCCGGGGGCAGGGACATGATGTTATCGGGTACCAGCTCGAAACCAAGCCGGTGGAACGGTCCCCGCGGGGGGCCTTTCCAATCGATCCGCTGCAAGACAATGGGCTCGGAGTTCTCCGTGCTCTCATCCGTCATAATCAACGCGACTTTCTTGTGAGGCAGATACACCTTTAGCAGGTCAACCCCGTCTTCGAGTTCCTCGGAGTCTACCTCCCGGGAAGTGCCCGAGAGCAACTGAGTCTTGCTCTCCCCTGTGATGTTGAGCATCTCCAGATCGGTCTTCTCTACACGCCTACGCGCCGCCTTGTCGTATAGCTCATTGCCCTTGACATCCTCTAATGGCCTTCTAAACCGGTACCCCATAACCTGCAGCCCATCCCACGAAGATGCCCCTGCATCATGGAACCAATCATCCAGTGAGATCCTCCGCAGCCGCGGCACTGCCCTGTTGACCTCCTGGTCGCCAATGACCACCGTGCCGTCCAGCTCGTAGGCCACCTCGGCGAATCCCGTGGAGAACATAGCGTCATATGCCAGCGCTTCGAGTTCTTTCTGCAAGCACATCTTAGCGAGCAGCAGGTTTATGTGCATGTTGAAAAGCTCAACCTTCCACTTCATCGACTTCTGCTTGGTGCTCATCAGCACAGACGGGTTGGCCGATACCAGGTGCCGGGTAAAGATGTTCACCCCCAGCTCCATCATGTTCACGATGTACTGCTGGACATGCGTGTCTCCGGCGTAGTCGTGTCCTACATAGGACTCGATAAACTTCAGCTTCTGCTTGCGGAAGTTCTGGAGCTTTTGATAGCCGAAGCGCTTGACCTCGACCAGGCGGTCGATGTTGATGTCATCAGTTTTGATAGCCATGCGTCACCAGATTCTCCGTTTACGGCGCTGCTTGCGCTCCCATTCTTTTCTGCGAGACATCATACAAAACTCAGGAATCTGTTTCTCCTCCGGTCTAGCAGCGTGTACTTTGCCCTTCATAGCCTTGACCATGAGGGATGTGGCTATCACTACGTCGCCATGAGCCTCCCCCGCACCTGACGGGTTATCCTTGTCCTTGCTCTTTACGTGGTACACAGAGCGCCCGTCGGGGCCAAACATGTACTGCAGGCACTCATTCAGAGCTACGTGCGACTTCTCTACATAGGTACCGGAGACAAGCGCGTCACGGTGCTCACCCAGCAACCCTGACTTCCGCTCCGCATTACTCCAGAAGCCGGGCTTGAGGCTTTGTTTCCTGGTAACCGAATCGTCGTCCGTCTGGAAGTATACCCGCGGGTAGCGCTCATCCATAATCTTATGAGTGAACTGCGCACCCGGACCGCCATTCCTCTCCCAGATAAAAAACGCGTCTCCGAACCACTTGCAAAGAGCAATGCACGTCTTGGCAAAAGTTTCGGGGGGCTGGTGGGGAGTAACATACTCCGCCACCTTTTGCCGTGTCGCCTCGTCCCCGAATACTATGGCGCTATTGGAAGCACCAGTGCCTGCTGCTATGTCCGCCCCTGCGCTGTAGTTTACATCCAGAGGCGGCTTCCCGTGCGGGTCCAGATTCATCCAGAGCTTCAGGTTGCCATGCGGACGATCCTCAAAGGCTATGGGCTCCAGCGTGTCTGAATCGTAGATTATCTCCCCTTCCCGCCACGGGTCTTCCGCGTTTGCCTTCCTGTGCGTCTCTATGCCATCGGCAGGGTACACCCTGCCGCCTGATTCACCAGGGTCGATGTCGAGCTCTCTACCCATCTTGAGCTTGTTGAACCCGCAGGCTTTCTCCTGAAAGTCATAGTACGGAGAGCGCAACTTGCCATCGTGCCTATACTCGTAATCGTCCGGGAAAGTGTACGTGTCATCGATTTGTTTATGCACACCGGCTTCACTGGTATACATTCCTCGTCGCTGCTCAGGGTGCGTGGACCAGTGCATACGCAGACGAGTCTGCGCAAGTTTGCATTGATGGTTAAAAGCCGTCTCAGGGCCTTGGTGCGTACTGTTGAAAATGTTGTGGTTTGTGACGTAGTTGACGGAGTCAAGTACGGCAAACCCCATGTCGAACGCTGCAAACTCATCGAGGAAGACGTAGGCGCGTCTGCCTCCACGGCCAAGGTTTTCATTAGTCGTCTCACCCGAGATAAGCGACCCGTTGTCGAGGTTCTCGAGGTGCATCTCCTTGTCATATACTCGGGGCCGAAGCCAGGAGGGCATGCGATCGAGCATGAATCGCAGTTTCCAGAACAGACTGTCGGAGTTGCCTTTTTCATCCACATAATCCTTCTTGCGACTCGCCAATAGCCCCGAGATCATCTCCTGAAACAAAAACCTGTGGAGAAACACTGCTAAACAGATCCAACTCGCACCCTGGTTCCTGCTCTTCTCTATGGCCACATCATGCCGAGGCATCGAGTAATCATCCAGGGCATGCTCGATGGCTATTATTGCCTCATCCTGATAGCCCTCATACGGGATAAAGGGTATGACCACGGGCTTGGGAGCAGCCATCGGGTTGAAGGTCCAGCAGAAAGTGCCCATCCAGAACAGGCTGTCTTCCCTGCACATAGCCCTGAACGCCGATTGCTTCTTCCTGTCGTCCTTGGCTTCCCTAAGTACCATCTGCCGGTAGCGGAGATTCTCTCGCATCTCCTTTGGTACCAGCTTCCAGTACCTATGCGCCTGACCCGTTGTCGAACTCAGCCAGGATTTTCCCTGTGAGCTCTGCGAGTTCAGCGTCGTGCTCGACGTCTCCAACAGTACCTTCCTTGTCCATCTGCTGTCTTGTCGGTAGCAGGTTCTGTAACATCGTGGCCTTGAACTTCGGGTCCGTCATACATGTCTTCAACAGCGTCCAGGCACCCATCGACGGAATATCTTCGAGAGAAAGATCCTTTCGCTCGATGTTATCCTTGACCCACATAGCCTCTTGCACAGTATTCAGAGGCTCTTTATCTTTGAAATCCTCCGGCTTCGGGTCTATCTGGGGTAACCTCGGCAACTTTTTCTTCCCCTTGTCATACTCCACGTTACAGTTGGTCCCAAAGTGCTTGTCAGCCTTCTGCCACAACTCCTCGTAGGCACACCACGGTTCGTTCTTCTTGAGCCACGCCTTGAGTTCATCTCCCCTGCCCGCGGCGTTCATCTCCCGTACCAGAACCTTACGTATGTACGCGACAGGAGATGTTATCTTTCGCTTACTCACGTATGCACGGCCTCTGCAGTACCTTGTCCCTCAAATCCGCCAACGTCGTGGCGTTCTGCTGCTCGTTGGTTATCAACGTATTTATAGCGTTCGTATTGTCCGAGATGATCTGGTTGTTACGCTCCAGCACCCCGAGCAGCTTGTTTATCAACCAGACCAGTATCACCAGCAACACACCGGAAAAGCCAGCAAATCCGAACTGCATGATGGGGCTCAGAATACTCTCACTCGACATCAGGCTTCCCCGCTCCGGCATCAGCGATGCCCTGGCCGACAATGTACCCAACAACAATCACGGCCAGCGCATTGATCGTGTCGGAACTGAGCCCCCACTGCTGGTTCTCGTTGAAGTACACCAGCAATGAGCCTATGAGCGTCATCCAGAACTTGCGTGAGCCTATGAGCTTGCCTATCACCCAATTTTTCATCAGAAACTTTTCCTCCACAGTGTAGCACAAAGCCCAAAATCCTCGGAGTTCGTACCCATCCCGTCCGAGTCGAACTGGTACGAGGCATACGGACCAGCTTCGATAGGCAGAGACGCCCATTGCCCTAGCCAACTAGGCATGTGTAAAGAGATTTCCTGGAGATCAAAGAGAAGAGCCAAAAGAAGAGACTCGCCCTTGAGAGAACCACCGAAGTTCGCCGACAGCAGCGGATTTTCGTCCTCCACGGAGATACGCCAGTTCCAGAACTCCACCAGCTCTACATCCCCACGGTCCGCAGTGTCATCCAGAGACACATAGATGCCCGGCTTTATATCCCCCACCTTCGCCAGCGCAGTCCCGGGCAGAAACCAGAGCACCGTAGAAAGGACCAACATGAGCATAACGACTCTTCGCATCCTTACCCTCCGTGTTCTCGCTTACAGGGGAAACAGCGCGGGTGCCGGACTCGAACCGGCGGCCTCCTGGGCATGAACCAGGTGTGCTGCCAACTGCACTAACCCGCATTGAATCCTCCAAAAGCCCCCGCACCCGTGCCACAAACAAAGCCATACATGTTTTATGGACAACCGTCAAGAATACGGTGGATACATGTATCCTAAGTGTGGCTATGTATCTATCACTCCCCGGGCAGAAAAGCCTTCAAAACACCTATCAGCACCCGTACCTCCCGCATCACATCCTGAGAGATCATGTGCTTACGCTCCTCCTCGTACCTCGTCTCGACCGTCTGGAACGGATGCTTGTACACGCCACACTTCTTGTGTACGCACTGCCTGCGACGGATAACCACGTTCTCCGAGTACGGCTCGGTCTTAATCACATCCGTCCTGTAGCCACACTCACCACACGGCAGGCTCAACCCTTCGCTCCTTTCCCACCCTTTACATCCTGGGCAATAGAACTGATAATCTGGTTGCCATAGAATCCTTGCAGGTAGAGAAACACCTCATTACCTTGCAGCCCCAGCAAGTCCGTTACGTTGAAAGCCATGTGCCCGCCCTCATGCCATATCGTATCATAGCCTTGTAATCCAGGATATCCGCTCTGATGCACATTCAGCTTCCACACCACGATGACGCCCGTTAGGCTGCCATCAAGCATACAGAACTCCCCGGCTGTCAGTGTGTCGCCTACTTGCGTCCACTCCCTGCCATACTCCACCTTGATGTGGTCGTAGACAACCTTGGGGGC